GATTCGTAAGCCATTTGTTACGCCCCTCCTTGGACGTTTTCGTGATAGCGGACTTCGTAAATCTGGTCGATTCGGTAGAGCGGCTTGGCCTGTCCCTCCAGCGGACGTTCCATGTTGTCCGCCTCAGAAACTAAGGCCGTATTTACGATTGTCACACCGTCGGCCGTACCCGTAAAGTTATCGACTCCAAGGCGAACCGAGTCGGCGATCTCCTTGGCTTCGGTGTAGGTGTACGAGACGATCGACACCGAAAAGGTCGCGACGGGACGGCCCACGTTTCCCAGGAGGTTCCGTTCGCGGCGGGTGCCTGTCCTGCGGTAGACGATCAGCGGCATGGCCGCGTTTTGGGGGGCCAGAACGGGGTGAATGCCTGCGGTGGTTGCGGCGTCGAGCCTGGAGCGGAGCCACTTCTCAGGAAAGGCCATCGGCGATGCTCCTCTCGATGACCGACAGAATCTCGTCGGAGTGCGAGTCGATCGCGTCGTCCAGGGTGTTTTCCAGTTCGTCCACACTCACCCAGCGGCGGATGCGAGTGAACACCGAGCGGCCAACCGTGCGAGGGTTCCGAGCGCTGTCCAGGCGGGGATTTCCTGCCTTTTCGACGCCCTGGGAGTAGCCCACCGTGAAGCCGTCTTCTGTGACCTCGTAGGATGCCGCGAGGCCGAGTTTGCCAGTGAAGCCCGGTGGTGTCTTCTCGCGAACGATCGCCGAAGCCCTCTGGGCAGCAGACTCGAAAGCCGCTTGCATTCCGATCGTCGTCGGCACTTGCCGCAGGGCCTCGATCGCCTCGTCCAGGCCGGTCAGTTCCAGGGAGATCACTCGACTTGCTCCTTGCAAACCAGCCGGTGCGACTCGCGATTGTTCTGCTCCGTGACCGACACGATGTCGAGAACCCGAGCCGGGCTTCGGCTTTTCCAGACGAGCCGCATTCCGGGGTTCAATCCAGGCGCGTACCGGAACTCGACTTCGTGAGTCGCCACGGTGTAGGGGCCTTGAGCGCTCATGAGTTCGTCCGTTCGCAGCCCTCTCACGGCGGCCCGGCGATTCATCACAGGAGCCCAGGTGAGAATCGACTCGCCGTAGGCGTTCGTCTGTTCCGTAGGGGCCTCGATCGTGATCGACTCTCGTAAGTCTCCGGCCCGCAGGGACACGTTCATCGGTACTGCCCCCAGTTGATCGCGCCGAGCAACGCATCAACCGCCATCGGCACGGGATTCATCCCGCCTTGGACAACTGCCTCGCGATGAGCGAACCAGTGGCCGACCATGAGCAGAATGCAGTGGCGAGCGGGGGGTGGGATCTTGTCCACTGAGTCCCCGTAGCCTGCCCAATAGGTGATCGTGACGTCATTCTCGGCCCCACGACAGGTCGGCCAGGAGCCGTTCCATTCGGGCCGGATCACGGCCGGAGTCGAGTCGCGATCAGTCCGAAAGGCCGTGTAGGATTGCGTATTACTAGGGTTCTGGGACGGAACGAACGTCACGACGACGTTGTCGGGCGCGATCGGAGGCCTGGGCAACTCGATGTCCCACGACGGAAACTGATCGAGTTTGATCTGCCACTGGCATCGGATCAGAGTCCGGTCTGACACGGACTCGATGTGGTGCCTCGCGGCTGAGGTCAGCGACTGGATGTAGAGATCGTCGTCCGTGAAGTCTTGATCCACCCGGAGGTGAGACTTGGCCTCGGCGAGCGAGACAGGCTCGATCAGCGGCTCTGTGATCCGCTTGATCGAGCGGTACTTGAGAGTCGATCGACGGACGAACTCGTAGTGTCTCACCGTCGCCTCGCGGCTGGCTTGCGAACGGCCCGCTCGACTTGCTCCGGCGACGGCCCGTCCGTGGTCTCGACTTGAACATCACGCCGCTCCACAACGGGGTCGGCGATTCCGGTGGCGATCCAGTTCTTGCCAGTCGGCTCGAAGACGTCCACGACGTCGCCGGTCTTGTGAAAGTTCCAGTCTTTCAGCAGTCGCACTTTCATTACGCATTCACCTCAGAGTTGGCGGCGTGTTCAGGGGAGCCCCAAGCCTCCGGTGGTCTCCTCCCGCCCGCTTGCCAGTAGTGGTTCGGATACTGGTGAACCGCTTTGAGTCGCCGGTCGGGCCAAGTGATGACGAGTTCGGCATGGCCGATCGCAACCTGCGGGCAGATCGCAAGCGTGTTGCCGCACTCTCGCCACTGACGCCAGAATTGCATATCGGGGTCAATCCTGGCCTGCTTGGTGTCATCGACGTCATCCCAGCCGCCATCCTCGTTTGGGATGCCGAGAAACCAGGGCTTCGGCAGGCGACGGAGGGCCGAGCAGCGAATCACTGTCAGGCCGAAGTGAGCGCTGTCCACGGGCTGGACGGGCTTCTCCCACCACTCCCTTGGGAGCGAGACCGTGCCTCGCTCGCCGACGACGCCCTTCGGCATGAACAGAAGCCGCTGGTCGTCTCGCTTCGTCTGGAGCGGCGCGACGGCATCGTAGCCGGAGATGAGAGCGGCCGAGACAAGCCTCGACACGCAGTCGGGCTCGTATACGGAATCGTAATCCATCGTGATGATGAAGTCGTTCCCGGTCTCCTCTTTGCAGTTCTCAGAGAGAAGCCTGTACATGGTCTGATCCCAGAAAGCACCAGTTCCCTTTGTGATGGGAATGCCAAACTGGGAGAACGCCTGGACTGAACAATAGAAATTGTCCATGAAGCCCAGGCGAGGAGCCGAAAGAACTCCGACGACCTTTACATCATGCTCGACGTTACCAACAACAACTCGCATTCCCAAGCCTCTATATGGGGAGAGAGACGGCTTGGGCATCCATGCCCGACTAAAACCCTCCGTGGTCGAAGCCGTCCTTGGCCCCGCCTAAGATTGGTCTCAGCCGCTGACGTAGTTGCTGACGTTGGCCGAGGCTGCGTCGTAGGGCTCGTCCTCGATCTTGCTGAGGCGAGCGACCGACGCGACAGTGGCGGGCTTGGCCGGATTGCCCACGATCGTCAGGTAACGCTTCCGCCCCCGCATATCGACGTTGAACCGGGCAACGTGGTTGCCGGTCGTCCGACCCGCAACGGCAGTCACCGTCAGGCCGGGGACGTCGGTCTGGCCGCTGCCGCTGACATTGCTCTCCTGCACCTTGAGCGTGCTGGCGTAGGCCGCCGACGTCGCGGTGAAGGTCGAGTAGCAGACGTCTACGGAGACGTAGTCGGCGTACAGCGTGTCGATCTCATGCGTGAACGAGCCGCCGTCGGCCGCAACGCTCGCGATCTTCACAACCGTCTTCGTGCCTTCGAGATGATTCACTTTTCAGATTCTCCAGTCAGGGGTCAGGGGATGGGTTAGCGTGTCTAGACAACTCAAGAAGCAGCAGTCCGGAGGGCCACGATCGGGCCAGCCTTGACGTTGTCGCCGCAGTCGTGCGTAATGCAATCGAACCTCGTCGTGGCGACCATCAAGGTAGCGTCCTGTTCCAGGTAGCGATCCTCGCTGGTCTTGATCGTCACGCCACGCCGGGTCGCGTAGATGCTCGACAGCGACAGGTCGCCGTAGAGAGCCTTGACCACGCCGGGGTCGGCACCGACCACGCTGGACATCGTGTGAACAAAGACCACCGGCGAGCCGAGCAGACGCAGTTCGGTCGGAGCCGAGAGGTTCGCGGCGGTGTTGCCGCCCGAGAGCCCCACGTTGTTGACCAGACCGAGCCGCTGGACGCTGGCCGCAAAGACGGCGGGACTCATGTACCATCGGCTTTGAGCCCTCGCATAAAGCGGGAGTCGGCCGGCAGTCGCGATGAGGTCGTCGACGTCAAGGGTGAGGGCCGAAGTGTTGCCAGCGGCGGCGGTCACAAGGCTGGCGTTGTGGGTGCCGTCGACAATTTTCGTGCAGACACCAACCATATTTCCGTGATCCGAGATCCCGGTTCCGACAAAGCCGACGGTGTCGATCAACTCCGCGATGCTCCTCGCCACCTCGCCGGTCAAATAATCGGCGAGCCCAATGACGGAGTCTTCGAGCAACTCGGTAGAAATCCGGTTGGCACAGGCCGCCTTCTTGCAGACCAACTGCACCCGATCCCAGGCCGCGTCACTTTCTCCGATACTCGTGTTCTCGCCGACAAAGTAACTCTGGAGACCCCCAATCCGCCGGGGGATCACGAGGGTGTCCGACTTCATCTGGAGGTTGCGAGCGTTGGCCGGGAAGGCGCCGTACTCCTCAACAAGGACGATGATCTCGTTGAGAATCTCGTCCTGTACAAATGTACCACCCTTCGAGTTCACGCCCTCGACCTGGGCGCGAGCCTCGACGCCGTGATCGGCACACCACCGAGCGGCGTTCTTGTCGCCGAGCAGCGTGGCCCGGAAATACTGACCGGCGCGGTAGGCCCGCTCCTCAGCGTTCGCCCCCTTGAAGTTCTTCAGCCGGCCAGCGCCGGGGAGGTTGTGATAAATCTGCACTGATCGGCTCTCCTTGGCAGAGGTGCGGGAAGCGGGGGTGGACTTGTCGAGGACGGCCCGCAGTTCGAGTTCCTTCGCGGCGACCCCCTCGTAAAACTTGATCTTGTCGCGGAGTTTCTCGGCGCGGGAGCAGAGGCAGCGGAGTTTCTTCTCCTTCTCCTCGTCGGACACCTCGGCGTCCTCGACTTCCTCCTCCTTGGCCATCCGCTTCTTGTAGGAGGCCTTCTCGACCTCCTCCTCTTCCTTCTCCTCGGTGGGATAGCCGCCGCGATCCTCTTCCTCGTCGTCGTCCTCGTCGTCCATCGCCTCGTCCATGTTGCGGGCGTCAGCGGGCATCTCCTCGTCCTGAATCGCGCCCATCTCGGCCAGCACGGCGGCGAGTTCGTCGAGCAGAGTCTTGACCTTGGCGTTGGCGTTGGCTTCCATCGTGGTTCGCATTCCTTGCTGCGGGTGTGTTGGACGAGCCGCGAAAAGCGACTGACAACATTCACACTAAACGAGGCGAGCGAGCGACTAAAAGTAGCGCACTAAGAAAAAAGTTGTGTCACACAACTTTTTCTGGCCGACGCCAAGAACGGTCGGCAGAGACGACGGAGCGGCCCTGGGCTCCGCAGCAGTTGCACCGCAGATATCGAATCTGCTCTGAACCGCAGTTTTTGCTGGTTCTGGTGGACATCCGGCCGACTTTACAAGCGGGACATCGGTCACCTGACTGAGCCACTAGCCTTATCTCCTCTTGGGAAGGTTGCCCAAGACTTTCTCGCCCACCCACTGGGCCGCCTTGGTCTTCTCGATATCAATGCCGGTGGTCGCTTCGATCGCGGTGCCTGCGATTGCCGGAGCAGAAGGCACGACAAACGCCGCGACGAGCGCGCCGGTTGCGTCCACTGCCAGCGAAGCCCCCGCCTTAACGACCTTTGCCAGCACGGACGTCGGGACGGCATCGACCACGACCTTGACGCTCTTGGGCGAGTTCTCCTCGGCGATCTTCTTGATCTGCTTGATGTCGCCTGCGGTGAGGTTCTGTCGCCCTGACGCGGGCTTGATTCGCACCTCGGACTTGGTCATCCGGACATCGAACTGCGACTTGCCGTCTTTGCCCTTAATCGAAAGCGTCACCGCAGACTTGCCGTCCGCCTCGGCGATCGACTTCGGGCTTCCGCCCAGGCCCTTCACCATCGAGGCGACTTGCTCGTCCGACGTTCCGATCGCCTTGATCGCTTTGCCGGCTCGGGTGGGTCGCATCCGGTTGTCGTAGAGGCCCTTGACCGCGCCGACGGCTGCGCCGGTGGCCGCGCCGGCGGCGACTGCGGGAGGGAAGCCGCCGGTCTTGCCGACTGCCCCGGCCGCGCCGATTACGGCCCCCTTGGCCGCGCCAGTGGCGACGTCAGCCACAGCCTGACCCGAACAGGTGTTGCCCTTCTGGAATCCGCCGGAGCCGGTGCCGCAGTTGCGTCGCTCGGCCTTGGCGAATCCCGGCCACGAATCGAGATCGACGCCCAGGTGCGAGCGACGAACGAAATCGATGAATTCCAGGTAGTCTCGGCCTTCGCCTCGCTTCTTCGCGCGGCGGTGCTTGTCGAGGAGGTCGCGGAATCGCTTGTAGCCGAGCGAGTCCTTCTTGCTGAAGTCCAGTTTCATGTCCATGCCTTCGCCGTTCTTTGACCACCACCGCTCGCCGGCCTTCGTCGAGAGAACCTGCTGGAGGGTCACCTCGCCAGTGGATCGGACTATCGACGCCTCGGTGGCTGGCAGAAGGTTCTGGTCGCTCTTGCTGATTTCTTGCAAGAACTTGCCGAGAATCTCGCCCTCGACATTTCCGTCGAAGCCAAACCGGCCCCACAGACGGTAGCCAGCGAACATTGAATCGCCGGGGCTGCCAGCGGCGGAGGTCTTGGCGATCTTGATGCCCGCATCGTCCGCAGCGGCGAGCGACTCCAGCATCTGACCAATCAAGGCCGCGCTGACTCGTCGCTCGGTCTTAGACAATCCATCTCCTGACTCCGCCTTCTCTAGGCGAATCTGGTCTCTGACCTTCTGGTCAACCTGAAAGTAGTCGTAGTAGACGTAGGGTTCCTGGCCCTCGAAATTTCTCAGCGACACTTCAGTGGTGGCTTGTCCGCCGCCGGTTCCTTCGACCGGAGAGTAGGACGAAATCCGAACCCTGCGGAACCTTGTGTCTCCCCGTGATGTCCACCTCACGTTGTCGTTGGGCTCGATGTCGACCTCTACGCCCTTCGCGGTTGCGACACCGACAGTCAGGAGATGCGAGATGCCGCTGATGCCCATGTCGGATGCGATCGACCTCGCGAGCCCTGGGTTGCTGACCTTGAGCGATGAGGCGCCGGCGGCGGGGCGATCCCACATCTCGGTGCCGCTGAAACTCGGAGGAAACCCTGTTCGCTCGTAAGGTGCGCCGCTGCTGCTTTCTTCGCTGCCTCCCGCCGCGCCGCCGCCGCAGTCGTTGCCCGGCCCGAATCGGCCGCCGTCCTGGCGGTCGTCGTCGCCGCAGTCCGAGAACGACAGTTCCAACTGCCTGTCGCGAGCCTCCATGAAGGCCCGCAACGAGGCGATGCGACACTCGATGCCGTTCATCGCCTCGCTTCCAGGAAGGCGCGAAGTTCGGCGGCCGTCTCAGAGAAAGACCGCTCGCCTCGCTTCTTCTTCTGGGCCTTGATCTCATCCTCGGCCTTGCGGTAGGCATCAGAGCCATCGCTGCCTGCGGGAAACTCGTACTTCTTCGTCTTCGTGCCGTCAGGATGCTGCGCCTGGACGTAGCCGCCCTTCCTGCTGTCGCCGACTTGCTTCGCCGTCCAGGGATAGGAGTCGCCTTTGCTCCAGGTCTGGACGCCGGAGCCGTCGTCGGACTTGCCCTTATCCTTGCCGCCTCGCTCCAACTGCCCCTTGCGAGCGGAGTCGATGAACTTCTGCGCGGCCTTGGCCTTGGTGGGCGTCACCGGCCCTGAGAGTTCCATGTACTTCGGACTCTCGTCCTTGAGCGGAGGAGCCTGCTCGACGGCGCCTTTCTCGCTCTTCGGCGAAGGTCGGCTGGACTTCTGTGACTCTGCCCCTTCGCCTTCGTCCTCCTGGCACTTGTTGCCTGAGCCGAACTTGCCGTCCTCGCCTCGGCCGCAGTCGCGACGCGACAGTTCGGAAGGAAGGGCAAGACTTCTTTTGCCGTCTGCGATGTAACTGTCCAGCCTCTTCCTGGCCCATTGCATGAACTCTCTGGGGTCTCTATTGAAGGTCACCAGACCGGAGTACAGTTCGTCCTTCGGCTTGCGGCCATTCTTCTTTGCGTATTCGCGGACTGCGGAGGCAAGCGTAGCCCCCTTGATATTTGCAGCGCGAAGCATTGACCCAATCTGTTTCGCTGTCTGATCGTCCTCTTTGTTTCCCCACCCGCCGGTTCTCTGGGGCGTGTACTGCTGACGGGTGCCGCCGAACAACTTCACCTTGTCATCGGGCGTCACTCTCTCAAGTGTTCCACCGAACCGCTTGCTCTTCATAAACTCTGGCACGGACACGCCGGCGGCTTTTGCGGAAAGAGTGATGAACTGCTTGACCTGATCCGGGTCGTCGACGTCAATCTTTGTTTTCGTGTTCGTTCCTGGGATTGCGACCTCTCGCATGAGGTCGGGAATGAACCCTCCGTGGTCGCCGCCGTCATACGGAGCCCCAACAAATGGGTCGATGCGATCGTCCCACTCGCCGGCGGCCTCAAGCCTCTGTTGTTCGAGGGTCTTGGGGCGCGAACCTCCGCCTCCGGAGATATTCGACCCGCCGTCGTCGGCGGCGCAGTTGTTGTTTGAGCCGAACCTCCCGCTGGATACTCGGCCGCAGTCTCGTCTCTCCGCGAGAAACGCCTCTGCTGTGATGCGAGCGCGAAGAACCTCGGCCCGCTTGGCGAGCGAGTCGAGCCGCTGCTTTCGCTTCTCGGCGGCAGGCTTCTGCGGCTTGCCGGCGAACTGCTCGTAACTCCGCTTCGCAACCGAC